AACCTGCGTGTAAATGTGAACCTGCGCGCCGGCAGAGACCGCGTGACCGTGAACGGTGCGGACTGGCTGCGCAAGAACAGTGGAACTCCCCGAGTCGGAATAAACCGTCTGCGGATAGGCGACGGGATCGAGCCCGGCCTGACCAATATAGATCGAGCCGGATTCGAGTGGTTGCCCGAAAAGATCGGTGAAAAACGGAAGCGCGCGCGCCTCGCTGGTGGCAGCCATTGAATTCTCCCAAAGGTAAGCGGAGCGCCCCGAAGGGCGCCCGAGAAACGTTGCTTACGTTTGGTTGAACAAGATGATGCCGGCCATTTCCGGGTTCGTCACCGAGACGCCGTAAAAGGCGTCGACACGATAGCGAGACTGGTAGTTGTTGATGCTGGCCTGCTTCGACATGATGATTTCGATGCCTTGGTCCGTCGATCCGCGCATCACCGAGAGACCTTGATCCGACGGCACTGCGAGACGACCCGGCAGGATTTCAACCGCTTCTTTCTTCCAGAAGCAGTTCACGCCCGTCGACACGGTGTTGAGCCAGGTGATCGCGGCGCCCGATGCCGGCGTTGCGGTGCAGTTCTTGTACGCAAGTTCCGCGTCCGTCGCGCCTTGGCCGCTGATGATCGCCGGAGCAATCGTGACCGTACCCGTACCGCCCGCACCCGAAACGATACCGACGACGCGGAACGTCTTGAGCTGTCCCGTATCGATCTTCGTGATCGGATGAACGTTGTTCACGCCAGCGATGGTGAATGCGTCGCCAACCTTGACAGTGCCAGACGTGACGGTGATCGCCAGTGCTTGCAGGCGGTTGTCCACGTTCGACTGAAGCGGGCCGCTCGGCGATGCGCTGAGAGCCTTCGGCGTGGTGAACTGGTTTGCACCGTTGACCGTGACCGTGACGCCAGCAGCAGCCGTCAGACGCGCAAGGTAGTCAGCCTTCAGCACGCGCTCGAAGCCTGCCACTTGGCGGCCGACCGTTGCCATTTCGTAGGCGTTCGCAGCCTTCTGGCCTTCGACGAGATATGCGCGCGATGCCAGGTTGCCGGCCATTGCGTTGTAGTCACGCGAACCGAACACCGAGTAGCGGCCGTCGTAGTCGATGCCGCTTTCGTTCATCAGCGAATCAGCCTGCGCCAGATCGTCAAAGCCGGTTGCGGCGACGGTACGCTTCACGACGAGCGAGCCGAGGGTCGACACAGCGTTGACCACGTCGACGTTGATGTCCGATGCGATCTTTTGCTTTGCAGCGGCGCCAAGGCGGTTCTCTTGCAGTGCGTCGCGCAGTTCGGTCGCGTCCATCAGCCACGGCGACGAACGGATCGTATCGATTGCAGCCGGGATCGTGAGCTGCGTCTTGCCGACGAAGTTTGCGGTCTGGTCGAGGCCCGAGAACGAACGCGCGATGTAGGGCATCGGACGGCGGATGACGTCGCCTTGGCGAGCCATTGCGGTCTGATCGTTGTTGAACACGGTGACGGCCTTCGACATGACCAATTGGTCGTTGAAGCCTTCGAGCAGGTTTTCGAACGCAATGCGTTCTTCTTTCGAGAACGCGTTCGCGGTCGAAAGGAAAGGAGCGACGGGCGGTTGAGCCATGATTGGTAATCCTAAATAACACGACGAAAAAGAATGGCGGGATCGCCACAAGATTTCGCATCCAGCTAGGACTAACGCTCAAGGCGCCGATGGGGCTGAGATACGTTGAGACTTGCTGACTTCGCCTGCGCGGAATGTCTCACGCAGGCGAAATTTAGCTTTTGTGCATCTTACTACTTTGCGTAATATGAAGCAACTACTGGATCATTTCTGAGCAAGCTGACGCTTGTAGGCGGCGACCTTACTATAGTCGCCAGTGCGCGCCGCTTCCTCGCGCAGCTTGTCGAGTTGCGAGCTGGAAGCGTTGAAGCCAGTGCCCCGCTCCGCCGTAACGCGCGCTTCCGGCGCCGGCCGTGTGGTTTTCTTCGTAGCCAAGGAAATCTCCAATTTGGCGATTGCAACGGTGAACTTGACCGGATCGGCGATCTTCGACAGCTCGATCAGCCGAGCGGGAGACTTCGAGAGCGCATAGACGAGCACAGCAGGATCGTCGGCGCCGCGCATGAGCAGGCCAGCTTGCGTCTGATTCAGGATCGAGCCGACTTCGGACTCGGCTTCCTCGAAGTCGTCGACGCCGAGCGATTCCTTGCGCTTGGCATACGACTTCTTGAAGTTCTCGACATCTTCCTGCTCCTTGCGGATCGCTTCGAGTTTGGCGCGATCGGCTGCGTCGAGCTTCGCCTTCTGCTCCATCCAGGCGTCATACGCTTCCGAGAACCGCGTTTCGTCGTAATCGTACTGGTCGAGCGTCGGTTTGGTGACGATGGCGTTCGTTTCGGGCTGCGGTTGCTTCGCGAGCACTTCATCGAGCTTGCGCTGGAGTTCGCGCTTCTCGCGCATGATCTCCTTATGGCTCTTGCGCAACTCGGAAACCCACTTAGGCGCCGGCTGGCCCTTCAGCGACGGGGATTCACCTTCGGGTTGCTCGGCACCTTCAGCGGGTTCTTGGTTTTCGGACTCCTGATCTTCGTCGTCGAACAAAGTCGGCGCGACGATTTCTTCAGGCTGTTCCTGCTCGATTTCTGTTTGCTGCGTTTCGATTTCTTCGTTCATGCGCTCACCCCTAGGTGGAAAAATACGATTCGCCGAGTATACATCGACAACCGTTGCAATAAGCAGGATGTGTGTATATCCTACTCCCATGAAACGATTTCAGATGTTCCTGCCCGAGCCGATACTGAAGCGTCTGATGGAGTACGCGCAGCGGCACGATTACTCGATCGCCGAGGTTGTGCGGCGCGCGGTACTCAAGTTTCTAGACGAAGAAGAATTGAAGGAGCCGAAATGACGGAGCGTGAGGAGTTTGAAGCGTCAGGCATTACCACTCGTCTGTCGCGCTGCACCGAGCCGGGTTATGAAAGCGAGTATTCCGATCCTCACACGCAGTTTGCATGGAGGGGCTGGCAAGCAGCGCGCCACATTGTATGCCCGCACTGCAATGGAACCGATGTCGAACTTCAGCGTCTGTGCCATAACTCATCATGCAGCGCCTATGCTCGCGAAGAGTCCATTTACAGAGGGTGGGAGAAATGACCTACGTAATGATCGCGCTGTTCTCGCTCGCCCTGCTCCGTGTGCTCTACCTGATCCGCCACTCAGTCATGGACGGCATCGGGCATGTGATCATGTTCCCGTTCACGCTGGCTGACGACATCCGGCGCAATGGCCGCGACGTGCTCAAGGCGGCTTTCTGGTGGATGGTCGCTATCGTCGCAATCGTATCTCTCACCCTACTTTTCTAATGCGCAATTTTCACGTCATTAAAGACGGCATGGACGTTAGCGCCCTGTCGCTCGCTATCTCGATGGACCATGATCTGTGGACGGCTGATACCTTCCTGCGCAACTATCCGCAGGGGCCGTTCGGCGATACGGACACGATCATGCTGCGCTTCCCGGAGATTCAGACCGGCATGAGCGAGGAAGAGATCGAGTTGTACAAGCAGAACAAGTTGCCGGGATACGATCAGCACGAGTCGATCGCCTATCCGGCGTGGTCAAAGCTGACGCAGGCGCATGGCTTCGTGTTCGATCTGGCGCGCTTCACGCAGGCGACGCGGATTGGCCGCGTGATGATCAATCGAGTTCGGCCGGGCGGCCGGATCTACGCGCATGTCGACACGCCCGCGCATACGGCTTATTGGCGGCGCTTCCATCTGGTGATTCAAGGTCAGCCAGGCGCCATCATCACGAGCGGCGACGAGACGATGCAGATGCTCACCGGGCGGCTGTTTCACTTTCGCAACGATCTGATGCACGAGGTACGCAATGAGTCGTCGGTCGACAGGCTCAGTATGGTCATCGATCTGCGCGTCTAGACCCTGTTCCAGTGGTTGACGGTAGGGATGATTCGCACGCGCGACGCAAGATCCGCCTGCTTCTTCCTTACCTCGGACACTGCCTTAAAGTGGCTCATGGCGACGCAGGTGTAACGGAAGCTGTCAGCCGCGTGCGAGTGTTCATCGTGCTTTGGATGGCCCGATTTAGCTCGAGAGTAACGCCGTAGGTGCTCGAGCAATTCGCCGCAGTCGTCAGAAACAAAAGCGTTCTTCAGCGCAGCACGAGCCGTTTTGATGCCCGTCTCTACGGGAACTGATGGCACAGTTTGAACCTGCCAGCCATACGATTCCATCATCGCGTTTGATGTCAGATTGGTCTGAATCGAACGCGCCCCGCCGTCGTGCGGGAACCAGATGATCGCGTCTTTCCAGCCGTTATCCTTCAGCCAGTCGCTGTACGCCTTCAGATCGTTGTTGTTATCCTCGTGGAAGGCGAGCACACGCAATCCGCTAATGTCCGCCTGAGCTATCGTGATCGACGTCATATCGTTGATGCCCAAGTCGAACACGGCATGAACGCTCAGGACCGGATCGGCCGCCATCGGGCGGATGCGGTTCCCTGTTACTAGGTCATGCATTTCCTTGCGATAAATCGCGCCGGAGACGGCCGATTTCGGGATGCCCTCCCAAATATGGTCATAGTCGTCAGGATCATCGGCCTTTGACCGAAGTCGCTCCGCCTCGAGGGCCGCATTCCAGAAAGGATTTTTGTCCCAATTGACGTTGATGATTCGGGCGTTTGGCGGCCGCTTCTCAATGAATGTCGTATATACCGGGTCCGTGTCCAACTCTGGATTCATGCTAAACCAGATCTCAGACGTATCTTTCCGGATTGTCGGGAGGAAAAGGTCTAGCGACTCTTTCGAGATCGCCTGCGCTTCTTCGCCCCACGCGATATCGATGTCATCCAGAGACTTGATCGACGTTGCTGTCTCGTCACTCAGGCCACGGAAAATGAACTTGCTTCCGTTTTGACCGACAATTTCCTTCTTGGTGATCGTGAAGAATCCCTCGAGCCCGCAGTCTTTGATCCGCTTCTCAATGATCGCCTTGACCGATTCGTCGATCGATTCCTGAATTTCACGGAAGCAGAGAATACGCAGAGGCTCGGCCGTCGCCCGGATCACAAGCGACGTCGCGCACGCCATCGACTTACCAGACCCACGCCCACCATGAAAGATGGTGTAGCGCGGGCCTTGGCTCAATAGGCATTCGGCCCATTCAGGAAGGGAAATCTCGCTCAATGGCCCACCGCAGGACGGTTAGAGACATGGACCGGCGCTTGTGCGGCTGCCGGCGCATTGCCAGCGGTCAGCGCCTGCGCGGTCGGGTCGACCTGTTGCGTACCGTGCAGAGCGTTGACGCCCGGCGACGGCGTGGCTTGACCCGTCGAGATCGCCTGATTCACTTTCCCATCCATCGGGCTTTGCGGCTGATCCTGATTGACCTGCCCGGCCTGCTGGTTGACGCGATCTTGGATGCCTTGCAGCATTGTCATGATCGTGGAAAGCTGGCTGGCGTTCGTGTTCGAGATCGATTCGGCCGCTTTCGCCTGGTTGAGTTCGGCGGTCGACAGCGCCTGCACAGCCGATGCCTCGCTTTGCGTGGCGCTCGCTGCATCCTTGCGCGCCTGAGCCAGCAGTGCGACCGTCTGAGCGTCGGGCGGTGCATTGGCTGCGGCTTGCTGCTCGGCCTGCAACTCTTCCGCTTCCTCGTCGTTCGGTTTCACGACGCCAGCCTTCACGAGCTGCATGCGCGCGAACTTGGACAGATCCTCCATCCCTTCGCCGTCCAGATTGCGGACCAGCGTCGCGACCATCAGTTGCTGCATCTGCGGATCGGTGATACCCGGCAGGATCTTCGCAATTGCGTTGACGGTCGAATCCTTGCGGCTGTTGAATGCAGGGCCGACGTCGACGAACACATCGAGGCCGGGCGTGAACGTGCGGGCGATCGTCGGCGCACCGTTCGCGTCGATCGACGGGACATTGATGGACGTCGATTCCGGAGAGCCGTCCTCACCATTGGCGGAGAACTTGCGGTTGTCCTCGGTGTAGATGTCGCAGGCCATCGACAGGTAGATCTTGCCGCAGCGCTGCATCGCGCGGCTCATGTTGTCGATGAAAATGTAGATCTGCATGTCTTGGTGCGCCTGCACACGGCTGACCAGTGCGTCGGACGTGTTGGACGTCACCTGAGCCGCAGCAAGGTCGCCGCCAGTCACGTCGAGCATGTCAGCCGCCGTGATCTGCACGAGGCCAGCCAACGCAGGCGGAACGTCCGGCTGCTTGATCTGTCCGACCGGGCCAGCGAGTGTCTGTGAGCCATCAGCGCCCGTTACCGGGTTGACGAGCAAATACGGATTGTTGTCGACCAGATCGTTTGCCCACGACAACTCATGCCCGGCGATCTGCTCGGGCGTGAAGATCGGCTTTTCGCGTGGCGTGAACGCGGTGATGTCGGCCAGCGTCGAGATCTGCATGTTGTACAGACGCTGCGAGTCTTTCGCGAGCCGTACGGCGCCTTGGAAGCGCTCGATACCGTCGATGATCTGGCGGATGCCGTAGACAACGACGATCGGGATCTCGGAGCCGGCGATATAGCCGCAGTCCTTCAGCACGCCGCAGCCGTCCATGAAATACTTGCGCACGCGCTTGCTGTTGCGCTTGCCGCTGCGAACCTTGATGTAGCCGACCGATTCCCAATGCTTCTCTTGATCTTCTGCGTCCTCGCGCGCGTCGGCGTCCAATCCGGCGTAGACCTTCTGCTCAAGACCTGAGTGCGGTTCTCGCCACACGGAATACTTCTCGACCTTCTGCTCGACTTCGTAATATTCGCCGATATAGACGGAATCGGTCCCGAACCAGTCGAACTGTTTGAGCTTGCGAACCTCCTTAAAGCTGGTCGGTCGCGCCTCCAGTTCCACCTCGTCGCCAAGGTATTCCGTCGTGTAGGTATCCCAACTAATTGGGTTAAGCACAGTGCACCATTTGGCATCCGACTTGTCCAGCTTGCGGCTGTCAGGGTCGAAAAACACGCTGGTGTCAGCGTCGGCGATCGGCTCGAACAGGATGCGTTGCGGCGTGTCGTCGTCCAGATCCGTCTCTGCGCGGTGATCGTAATCGTTCGTCAGACGCCATGCGCCCATGCCGCCCGTTACGGCTTCATCGAACGCAGATACATAAATGTCCTGTGCGCTGCTGTACTGCTCGTCGGAGCGGTAGACGATGCGCAGAGCGTCAAGATCTTCCTGGCGGCTGTCGTCCTCGCTCGACCGGAAATTGACCGTCATCGCATTGGCGCGGTATTCCGATACGATCCGGCGAACGGCTTTCTGTACCTTGTTGACGACGAAGCGCGGGCGGTTGTTGAACTGCTGGCCGAGGCCGCCTTCCCACTGTGCGCCGTCGACATAGGCGAAGCGACGATCTTCGAGCGCCGCCAGCCGGATTTGCTGCTGCGGGCCGTATGCGCGGTCGAACCGGGCTGTCGCTCGATCCCAAACCTTACCGAGCCGTTCTTCTTTTGTCAGAGCCATTTTGCGTATTTTGTCTCAATGGGTTCGAAACCGCGGCGCTTGAACAGAGCCGTTGCGGGGAATGCCAGCTTTTCGCCAGCCATGAAGCACTTGACGCCCCTGCGTTTCATCTCCTTCTCGGTTTCCTCGAACAGCGCCAGGCCATACATGAGCCCGCGCTTACTGGGATCGCAGTAAAAGATGTCGCCAATGCCTTCGAGGCAGCCGCCGTAATGGATGCTCGGGCGCACGAACACGACGAAGTAGGCGACGATCCGGCCATCGAGGCGGCCGATCATCATCGTCAATTGGTCGGCGTCCTGCATCGCGCGATAGAGCGCGACGTTCGGCTTTAGGTCGTAGCCCTGCTGCTTGTGCAGGCTGATCTCGTTGTAGTGCTTGCGCAGCAGCGGCAACAGTTCGTCGTAGACATCTTGGAACCGTTCGACGATGAAAACAGGCTTGGTCATTTGGAGTCCTAACGACGACTGTTAAATTGATTCGCTGCGGTAGCGCCAGCGGCATACCCCGCACGTTGCGACAGTTGCTCGATGAACAGCCGGCGCGCGGCGATAGAGTCGTAATTGCGCAGCGCTGCGGCCAACAGTTTACCGTTCGACAATAGCTTTGCGGCGTTCTCGGTCGTGATCGACGACACCTTTTGTGTGATCGTTCGCGTCAGTGCGCCAGTGATTGCGCCAGCCGCGGCGCCACCGATCGTCCCGAGCGGACCTATCGCCGTGCCGACACCGCCGCCGATCAGCGCCTGCACGCCCACATCGCGCAGCGCATCGCCGAGATTTCGCCCGAATCGCTTCGCCGCGCTCTGGTTCTGCATCGTGTCACTGCCGCCGATCTTGCCTGTCTTGGCATAAGTCGTCGTCTGGTTGTGCAAGTCCTGTGCGACGCTGCCGAACTGCGCCGCGTCCTCTTTCGCCATGAAGGGCGAATACTTCTCGCGCGCGCTGTTGAACGTGCCGCGGTTGAATTCTGTCTTGCCTTGGCTGTTCAGGTTGCGGCTTTGCACTTCCTCCATTGCGAGCTCGCGCGCCTTCTGCTGGCGCAGCGCGATCGCCTTTGCGCGGTCAGCGGCTTCCATGTTCGGCAGCAGCTTGTCTAGCGCCTTCAGGCTGCCCGGCGAGTCTGCGCTGCGGATTGCATCTTCCGCCTGTGCAAGCGCCGTCTGGCTGGCCTTCTGCGACTCGATGGCCGCGACGTTCTGAGCATGCGCGCCGTGCAACTCCTTGTAAGCTGGCGACTGAGAATCGAGGATGCCCTTGAACTCTTCGTGCGCTGTCGCATGTTTCTCGCTTGATGCGAGCGCGCGGCGAATGTATTCTTGCCCTTCAGCCGGGAGACCTGTGAGATCGTTCTTATTCTGAAGATGCGCCGCCAACTCGGCGAGCGCATCCATCGTTTCTTTTGGCACCTTGTCAGCAGGGCGAATGCCGGGCTTCATCTGCTCGGCCTTGATACTGTTGATCGTGCTGATCAGCTTACCCGGATTGACTTCGCCGGTCGTCGGATTGATCGCACCATTGACGCGCGCCTGCAACGTCTGCATCGCATCGATCGGGCCGGACGCTTCTGCGAACTTCGCGCGCGCGGCGCCGTACTCGGGATACGCCTGATCCATCTGCTCGAGCAGCGCCTTCTTGACGGCCGTGTAGCGCGTCACGCTGGACGTGTCGCCAGCGAGCGATGCCTTCGAGATCAGGCCATCGATCGCCTGTTTCGCATCGAGCAGGCCGCGCCCGGTTGCATTCACCGTGCCATCAGGATTCAGAGAGATAGCAGACTTCTCGCCACGGTCGGCAGCAATGCCTTCCGCTTCTTTGACGGCATCGCGGAACGTCGGACGGCTGGCGAGGTTTTTCCACGCATCGGTTTCGAGAGTCGCCGACTGCTGCATCGGCAGGAAATTGTCAGCCGCTTCCGCGCTGCGCGATGCTTTGGCTGCTGCCAGTTGCTCGGGCGTTCCGACGATCTGTTCCAGCGCGCTCGCTGCCTCGGCGTGTTTCGCCTTCTGCAAGTCCTCGAACACGGTCGAGCCCTGATCCTTGGCGATCTTCTGCGCAAGCTTTACCGGCGCCTCGAACTGCGGCGTCTGCAAGCGGTCGGCAACCTTCTTTTCGAGCGGCTGAACTTCGCCCTGCCCTTGCGCGGCGAGGGCGTCACTCTTCTGCGCCGCGGCTTCGCCAGCCTGTTCCGCTGCTTGCGGGTTGGCGGCCGTGCCAGGCGCGTTCGGCGTCTCAGCCGGCATCGAGCCCGGCGCTTCACCGCGCGTCATTGCCTTGGCGATCGCCTCGTCGTTGCTCGCGCTGGCGTTGGCAAACGTCGACGGATTGGCGTTCGTGTTCGCCTTCTGCAACGTCGTCACGTTCGCGTCGTTCGCCATTTCGGCCGCGCTCGGCGTGTAGCCCGGCGTCTTGGGCGCAGGAGCCGCTTCCAGCTTCGTCGCCAGCTCGCCCGGCGTGTGCCCGGTTGCGCCTGCAATATCGGCCGCGACCTGTGCGTCAGGCGCCGCGCCACTGGCTGCCACCTTCGTGGCTTCAGACGGAGTCGAGCCGAACATCTTTTGCAAGCGCGCGATGCCCTTGGCGACAGTCGGGTTCTCGGCGATGGCCGATACCGCCTTCCCTGCCACCTTGCCGATACCGAGGCCGGCCGCGCCAGCCGCGCCACCGACAGCCGCGTCGCGCGCCACTTCGCCGGCAGACTTGTCCTGCGCGATGGCAGGAGCCGCGCCAGCCACAGCGCCGCCAGCCACAGCACCCGGAAGCGTTGCGCCGCCCATTGCCACGTAAGGCAGCGCCGAGCCAGCCATACCTGCGACCTTGCCGGACGTGCTGTTGTTCGTGTCCTGCGCCATCTGCGCGTCGATCTGCTGATGCGCAGCGTTCGCCTTGTCAGCGAATTCATTGGCGCCGACCAGACGCCCGCCAGCCGATGCGATGTCGAGCAGACTGCCTGCCACACCGCCGACTGCTTTCTCGGCCACATCGGACCATGTAGAGCCGTTCTTGGCAGCCGTCGCAGGATTCGCCGGAGCAGTCGGAGCGGCAGATGCAGGCAAGCCCGCGGCAAAATAGCCATCATTCTGCGGACCAGTCGCATCTTGCGCAGGCGCGGCAGGAGCAGGAGCGCTCTGCGGCATCGTCAGCGTGCCATTGTCGAGCCCTGCCTTGATCGTCGCCAGTTGGTCAGGCGTCAGCTTGCCAGCCTGCATTGCGGCGAGCGTCTGCGGACCGATCGGCTTTGCTTGCGGCGCGGCGCCTTTGGCCGCATCAAAGCCAGCCGGCGCACCTGTGCCGACTTGCTTGTTCGGGTTCTGCAACTGGCTCGGATCAATGCCGATCTTCGACGCGCGCTGCTCGACAGCCGCCATATCTTCAGGCGACAGGCGGCCGGCGTTGTAGTCGGCGACGATCTGGTTATTCACGCCAGCGCCAGGCGCAACGGCTTTCGGCGCCTGCACTGCTGCGGTCGGCTGCTGTTGTGGCGCGCTATCCATGCCAACGACAGACGGGTCAAGCCCATACGATGCAGCGCTCGGCAGCGGAGCATTCGGGATCGGCGTGGCTTGCGGCGCGTCCTGTCCACCGTTGCCGGTGAAGTGCGCCATCACGCGGTTCGTGTATGCGCGCGTCTGTCCGCCCCAATTCTTCGGGTCAACGCCGCCGATGTATTGCGTCACCGCGCCCGCCGCGCTTCCTGTGCGCTGGATACCCTCCTTAAGCAGGTATGCGGCGCCGAGTGCTGCGGCTTGCGGCGATGACGTCGGATCGATCTTGTACTTCTTGATGATCAGATCGCGCGTCGACGGCGTGAACTGGTAAGGCGTGGTCGCGCCGGCACTCGACGTCTGATTGGCGTTTGACTTCTCGCCAGCGACACGAATGCTCGTGAGCAGGCCGGGCGGAATACCCGCGGCTTCAGACGCCGAAGCGTCCGCTGCAGCGTAGACCGGATCTTTGTAGCTAACCGGGAAGATGTCTTTGGTCATTTCGTCGGGTCGAAAGAGTTAGCGCCCGGCGCCGTGTAGTAGCTCGGCGCAACCTTCTTGCTGAACTGCGTAAAGCTGTCGCCGCTCTTCACGAGCACAGACTTGCCGTCTGGCGTCTGAATTGTGAAGTCGCGGTACGCTGGGCCAGCGGATGCGTTGTTGCTGCGCTTCCAGTCGCCGCGAGCGTTCGACCATGCAGCTTTCGACGCGAGGAACTTCTGACGCGCTTGCAGGTATGTCGCCCATGCTTCCGGGCTGTCTGTCACCTGCGGAACGTTCTGCACTGCGCGCGCGGTCGATGCGTCCGTGAAGTTGCCGTTGACCATGCTCGCCGTCTCGGCCTGCGTTACCAGCGACGCCGCCTCTTGGCGCAACTGTTGCAGCTTCGACGTGTCGCCCGTCCACTTGCGGCCAGCCTGATCCCACGTTGCGCCCAGCACGCCGCTTGTGCCACCAGCCTTGATCTGGCTGAACGCGTTGGCGAGCTCGCCGGACTGATCCGAGAGTTGCTGATTCGACTGCCCGGCGTTGTATTCTGGTTCCGCCGCGGTGATTGCAGCCGGACCGCCGCCGTTCAGATCGCGGTTGACAATGCCAGTCTGCGCCGTCGTGAGGCCCGTTCCAGCCTGCGTCGACTGGATGCCTGCCTCGGCCTGCTGCGGCGCGTATGCGGCTTGTGTGCCGGCCACCGATGCGCCTGCGTTAGCCTGAGCGATTGCAGCCGGAACCGTCGCCTGCGCCACAGTTGCGCGCGCTTGGTCGGACTGGTTCGCGTACTGCTGGCCGGCCGTGTTGGCCGTGTCCGCGTTCAGAATCTGCGATGCGTACTGATTCGCACCGGAGGGGTTCTGCTTGATGAGCGCCTCGAATGAGCGCGTCGACGCGGCGCCCGATTTATCGCCTGCGTTCTCTTGGCGGATCGCGCGTTGTTCGAGCAGATCCAGCGCGCCCGGCACATCGTTCGCTTGCAGTCGAGCACGCATCGCAGCCACCGTCGCAACGGCATCCTGCGTCATGCGCGAGCGAATGTTCGCAAAGTTGTTCTGCGTCTGCTGGTTGTTCGCATTGACCGTCGTGGCAAACTCGGGATACTTGTTTGCGAGCGCTTGATAATCGGCCGGCTGCGCATTCGGATTCGACGCAAGCGCCTGCGATTCCATCTGGAACGCTTGCTGGCGCTGGTTATTGTTGATCTGAAGGCCAGAGTTCGACACGCTGGCAGCGTTGCCGGCGTTCGTTGCCGCGATCTGTCCGGGGATCGTTGCCGCATTCACGCCGATGCGCTGGCCGGTAAGGGCCGCGTTCCCCATCTGCGTATCGAGCCCCTTGCCGATGTTGCT